CAAGGTTGTAAACACCTTTTGACTTATCATACCAGAAACACCGTACTCCGTCAAAAGCATGGTCTTTCACAAAGAAATAGTTTTCTTTTGCTTTTATGAAGTCTGCTAACCATCCGGCGGAAACTGCAAAATATCCGTTTTTGTATTTTGTTGCTTCAACCCAATAAATGAAGTAAGGAAAATAACATACATATTTTACAGTTCTTCCGTCTTTTAATGGTTTTGTCATTTTATGACAGTCCAATTCTTCAAGCGGGATTCCGTTAATTGTATTATTGTAAATGTCCTGTGTTGCATCAAGTATAATTCCGCCCTGTGCAATATAAACCCCTGCTTCTTGCATAATTTCATTGGTTAATTCTTCAGGTTTGTCGATGATTGTTCCCGTAACGTCTGAGTTCTTGGAGCTGTTGCCCTTCTGACTGGTTGGAGCTGTCGGGGGGATTGAAGGAGTATTCAATGGTTTTTCGGCTGTGGTGTTCTTGCTCTGATTGCCAATTCTCAAAGAAGTATCAGCGAACTTTCTTGAATGTGGGTTCATTGCCTGCACATAGTCAGAATATTTGTCAGGTGAATGAAGTTTTGCAAATTTCAGAAGTGAACCCTTTGTAATGCCTTCTCCCGTTAAGCCGTTCCATGTGTTGGTGTCTGCTTTGCGGTCGTCATTCGGATAAGGGGAACACCATTGTAACCAGAAGTCAAGGCTTTGTCCCCCTGCTTCATAGGTCTTGTAAGACGCTGAAACGGTTATCCATTCATCATATGACAGCTTGCAAGGGTCAATCATATCAAGCAATGCATTCGGGTCAAAATCCGGCGATTTTGTTTTATCAATACCGCCTGAGTGCATGGAGCTGTTGCCCCTCTGACTGGTAGGGGCTTGTATTTCGCCGTCCCATTCCATAGCACCGCCTTCAGACATTGGAGCTGTCGGGGGAATGGAAGTATTATTCAATGGTTTTTCGGTTGTGATGTCCTCGCTCTGACTGTCGTCAAGTGTTGCCTGTGCATCCAATTCAGGCTTGAAAAGTTTGTCATGGAGCTGTAAAAGCGTATCCTTTGTGGTGATTGCTGTTTCATCACACACTACTACACTATCAGGATATGAACCAAAGAATAACTTTTCAATGCTCCTGCATGAACTATCAGCAGAATTTCCAAAAAGTTGGTATAAAGCATTTACCGCCTTGTCTCGCTCGGTTCTGTCCGTGATAGGTTCATCAAGCACGATAACGACACGGAATTTTTCAAAATCAGGCTTGCTACTGAATGAATGATAGATGATAGTAGGAGTAATTCCATGGTTTCTAAGCGTTGCCTGAATTTTGTCCAATGTGAAATATTCTGTTTCTGGTAATGGTTTACTGTCTTTCCCTCTGCCGTCTGAATTGTCAATATCAATGAAAATTACCTGTTGACTGTAAAAGCGATACTTTTCGGGTGCATCCTCTGGCATTTTGGCAACGTGACACGGCATGAATGTGTAGCCGTTCTGGATAGCCTTTGAAAGTGTTAAAATGTCGCACATTGGTGTATAGCTATCTTTGCAATGATTATTGTCAATTCTGTTTCTGATACCGCCAATTTCACCGCCTACAGGCTTTTTGTCAAAATTGGTTGTATCGATATGGATTCCAAATTTAATCATAATTTTATAAATCCCTTTCCGCTATCCTGAGAACCACTTGACAAAACAGCGGAAATGTGATATAATCAGAATAGCAATATCAAGTTGTTTTGGAGCTGTACCGCCTTTTCGCTGAGTGTACAGCTCCTTTTTCTACTTAAATTACGTTGTAAATATTGTTGAGTGAAGTTCTGATTTCCTTGAGTTCTGCAAGAATTTCCTGCATTAGGGTGTCCCCTTTCTGCACTCCAATTATATCACTGCTCAAAATTGTGCGTAGGGTTCAGCGATAAATTTGAGCATTGGCGGTTTTGGAGTCCAAGGGGGGGTACTATGGGGGGACTCTCCCCCATATCCTGATAATTCCCCAAATTACGACAAAAGCACCCGACAAACGTCGGATGCTTTTAGAAGGGAAATCCAATGAACATCAAAATTTCTGCACTCTTTTGATACTACTATTATATCACGTTTCAAGGTGACATTCAATGACAATCTTGTCAAGTGCTTGTTTATGTTTTCTCTGAATGGTTCGCTTGTCATAATGCATTTTCTCTGCGATTTGTTCAAATGTTTCATAGGCTAAGTAATGTCGAATCAAGATGCTTTGTGCATCCAAATCGGGAACAGCTTCAATGACAACTGTAATCTCTTCACGGATTCTGACAAGCTCCTGTAAACGTTCCTGCGTGCGTTGTTCGGTGTCGGCAAGACGGATGAGGGCAGTTTCCGTGCCGTTGTCTGACGGGCTTCCTGTGCCGTCTGTGGAGCGTGTGAGACGTTCAGCAATGCTCCTGTCTCTCTCCAATTTGGCTAGCCATGCCTTATAATTCTTTTCGGCATGGAACGCACGGTTCAGCCACTGGATTTTTGCAAGCTGGTCAAGTGTCATGCAATCACCTCGATTTTGATATAAATTCCCTCAATATCACTCCAAAACTTTTCGCAGACTTCGGAGCAGACAAGGGCATCATCTTTCCAGAATCCACAATGTGTCATGCAGTCTTTCAGGAGCTTTTGCAGGTTATCGGTATCGGGTTTCGTGATGCGGTACTCTCCGTTCTTGTGCCCTCTAGTGGGCTTGAAATGCCAGATACAAGTTAGCTTAATAGGTGCATCAATTGGAGCTGTTGGGCGGTGGCTGAGAAGATTCCATTTCAATTCTTGCCTTGCCTTTTTGAGTGGTGCAGGCTCGTAGAAAATCGGCTTTCCGTTTCTGACAGCAACTTTCTTTTCTTGTGCCGTCACGGTAGGCGGTTTCATGTTCATAAAAAATTCAATCGTCATTTCAGTTTCCTTTCTGTGCTTTGCGTGATAAAGTGGCGGTAATCGGAAGTCAAAGTCAGGAGTTGTCAGTGTCCGCAAATAACAGAATACATAAGGGGGACATTTAGTCCCCTTATGTATTTTGTTTTGCTGGACAAGGGGAGTGAAAAAGTGAAATTGAAATCAATATATATATAGGGAGCATTTCAATTTCACTAGCTTTCGTCACCGTCGTATATGAGACACATTTTCAAAAATGTCGTTTTAGGTGTGCTTTACAACATTCTTAACGATTTCCAATTCTGGAATTTCTTTAACTCTATATCGGACGGTCCTTTCTGTGCATCCCATAGTTTCCGCCATCGCCTTGACGGTGGTTGTTCCGCTTTCGTCTGCTAGCATATGAAAAACAGATAGCGTATCTTTTCTGATGTCGTCGGATTTGTCAGCAGTCTGTATTTTGGAGCTGTCTTTTTTTTTGAGCGACTGCAAAAAACCGCTTCTATCAAGTTCGTGGATAGGATAAGAAAATATAATTTTTTGAGGTGCAAACGGCGGAAATTCTCTCAATGTGCCTTCTAACGTCCAAGCCGTGGCAATATCACACTTTTTATCGGACTTTTCCAGCATTTCGGTGAGAATGTCAATCTGATATGGTGCAATGTGCTCATGGCAGAGATTTTCTAATTCGTTTCGTGTGGGTTCTTTATCAAGTGGGATTTCCTGCAAAAGGTCAGGAGCGTTATTGTAAATGAAATTCATCATGATGTTACAAGCAACCATATTACGATATTTTTCTTTTGCATCTGCATCCATTTCGATTGGTGACAAGTCAAGCAGTGCATCAGGGTCACGGGCAAAAACTCCAGAACCGCTTGCACGATTCATGCTATTTTTGTAATTGGCTGCGCTTTTGCTTTGATGGTGGCAATTGATGGATGCACAATTAAGCTGTGAACAGATTTTATCGAACTGGTTGCAAAATTCCGCCATTTCGCTTGCTGAATTTTCATCTCCTGAAATGACCTTGTAAATGGGGTCTAACACAATCGCAATGGGGTTAAATTTCTTTGCTCTGCGTATCAATTTCCCGACAAGCTGTGTCATGGGTTCGCTGTACCCTCTCATATTCCAAATCAGCAAATTTTCACGGAGTTTCTGCCAATCGGTTTTGGTTGCCCTGCAAATATCGGCGAAACGGTGCAAGCCTGATACAGCATCTAGCTCCAGATTGATATATATAATTTTTCCTTTCCTGCACTGCCTTCCGAGCCATTTTGAGCCGGTTGCAATTGCAACGCACAATTCCATGAGCAAAAAACTTTTTCCGGCTTTGGAAGGGGCTACGACCATCATTTTGTGTCCGGTTCGGAGAATCCCCTCAATCAATTCCGGATTCAGGGGCGGTAAATCGTCAATTGATTCCGGTAATAGAGAAAAATCGGGCAAATTATCGACGGATTCATCCATGAAATCTTTCCATTCGTTCCATGAAGAAAATCCAGTATTCATTTCGATGATAAATTGCTTTTTTCCGCCACGCTCCACACCTGCCATTCGTGACAATCGGGACGGATTTTTGCAGTTTTCGTCAATTTTCAAGCCGTTTTTCTGACAAATTTCGAACAGGAATTTCACACGCTCCTGATACTCTTTTTTGTTGCCTGCATCCACTTTCACAATCGCATGAACGGACTTATTTCCGGAATGCACCATGACGGCAACAGGCAATTGTAAATCATGAATAATTCCGATTTGTTGTTCAATACTGATTGTATCAGATTCTACCAATGCATAGCGGAAATCTGTCACGCTGTCATTTCTCCGCCCTGTTTGACCGTCAACCGGATTGATGCAGAACCAAGCCCCACATTCAGGGTTAATTGTTCCGAATGTTTCTTCAAAGCTGTATTTTTTCAGCGATTCCAGAAGTTCGCCAGCCGTGCGAGAATAAATTCCGGCGGTTGGTTTCCATTTGTTTTCTTTTTCACTGAAATAGCTTTCTGTGACATAGCACACAAATTCATCTGGATGGAACAGCGTTTCAAGATATTTCGTTATTTCTTTTGATGGATTCCAATTCAGGGGTTCTTGAATGGGTAACGTGCTTGTCGTTTCGGGAGATGTGAAAATATAATCATCCCATCCCATACCGCCCAGATAATTTTCACTTGCTTTTTTTGGCGGAACATAGCCGTTTTGAATTGCCAAATGATAAATTGTTCCGCCTGTGACAGGGGTTTCATTATCGTTAAAAGTCGCCCATTTTTTGGCGCATTCGCCTTGATGATAGCGCATTCCGTCCAATGCGCTCCAATCGTCCCAAACATCCACGGAATAACCCTCTTGTTTCAATGCCATGCCTATATCAAGCCATTCCTGATAGGTTGTTGCCACCGGATTGATATAGTCGAGATACTCTAAAATTTTCTCATTTTTCATTAGCTCACCTTACTTTTTTGAGGGTTGTAGGTTTGGGGAGCAATGTGTTTTGGGGTTCTCCAATGATTATCTGCCAGAATCCCCATCATTTCACTAGCCTGCTGATACGTCCAGCGTTCGACGTGCCGGAAACCTTTTTGTTTGAGCTGTTTCAATTGTTTTGGGCTTGCAAGCCCTTGTTTTGAACGCTCGGCAATGAGTGAAATAATTTGAAACGCTAGATTTCTGTCAATGCCTTGTTTTTCGGGGTCGAAACCATTTTTTCGTAGTGTTTCCAGCTGTCTTTCTGTTGGTGGCAATGAAATTGTTTCTTCATGCCATCCCATATCATCATTATAAACTTCTTGCGTTGGCAGTGAATAGCTATCGAAAACTTTTTCGAATGATAATTCATAATCGAGACCGTCAAGTATTTTTTCTTGCTTATCAGCATTTTCCTCAATCATTTTTGCAAGGGAGCTTTCACGCTCATCAGATGCAGATTTTTTCTTTTCATCTTCTTCTATTTCCTGTTCGATTTCCAGCAAGTCTTGTTCTTCGTCAGAATCTAAAATTTTCTCTGTCATTTTCTGTGCCTTCTCGGGGTCATTGGTAAAAATATCCGCCGGATGGCAGAGGTTATGCCGTGCAGAATGCCACAAAAAATCAAGCAACAGCAAATTTTCTTTCCCATCACACAGCCGTGTCCCACGTCCTACCATTTGCGAATATAAAGCCCTGACTTTCGTAGGTCTTAGCACAACAACACAATCAACAGAAGGGCAGTCCCACCCCTCTGTTAATAACATCGAATTGCAAAGAACTTTATATTTTCCGGATTCGAATTTCTCTAGAATTTCGCCACGGTTTAAACTTTCGCCGTTGACTTCTTCCGCTGGAAATCCTCTTTTGTTGAGGATGTCCCGAAATGCCTGTGCCGTGCGAATCAACGGCAGAAATACAACGGTTTTCCGATTTTCACATCTTTCAATGATTTGGTCTGCAATTTGTTCCAAATAGGGTTCTAATACGTCGGCAATTTCATTTTCCTTGAAATCTCCTGCGCTGATATGCACCTTTGACAAGTCAATTTTTAATGGAATTGTTGCCGTTTTGATTTCGCATAAATAGCCGTCCTCAATCGCCTGATGAATACTGTACTCATAAGCGCAACTATCGAAAACACTACGCAATGCGTAATCTTCTTTTTTTCGGCTTGCATCTTCGGCACGGTCAGGGGTGGCAGTCACTCCGAGAATTTTAGCGTTCGGAAAATGCTGTAATACTCTCTGATAACTTTTTGAAACAGCGTGATGCGCTTCATCAATGATGATAATATCAAAATAATTTTCATTGAATTTGTCAAGCCGTTTCGGATTCGTCAGGCTTTGCACACTCCCGACAACGATTCTGTTCGGTTTGCCTAAACAGGATTGTTCTGCTTTTTCGGTTGCACAAATCAAATGGCACGATTGATAGATTTTATCACTAGCCTGTTCTAAAAGTTCGCCACGGTGTGCCAGAATCAGAACACGCTTTCCCTCAAAAACCTGATTTTCGGCGATTTTGGCGAATACGATTGTTTTCCCGCATCCAGTCGGTAAAACGAGGAGCGTGGATTTCACACGCTCCCATTCGCTCAAAACCGCCGTCAATGCTTCCTGCTGATACGGTCTTAATTTCATAATTTTTCTCCTTTAAAATGGGGCAATTTTTCCCCATACTCCTTTATTAAAATGGGGGATGTTTCGCCGGAAAGTCTCGGCACGTTTCGCAAAAAACTAACGCAAAACGCACCGAGGGCGAAACTTTCCCCCAAGCCCCCTTATTTATTTAAGCCCCTTTATTTAAAACCCCTTGATTTATCTTCCTGTCCAACCGCCGGAATTCTGGTTGAAGGGGTTCGGGATGTTCGGCAACTTGTCGGAATAGACGGCATAAAATTTCTTGAATTCGTTGGTCTGGTGCTCCTGTCCGTCATTGCCTTTATATTTGCGGAATCCAATGTGACAAATGCCGGTACGGTTCGGAACTGTGCCCCAGTTCATGCGGACTTTTTCGCCTTCCTGCGTGATAAGTCCGATTGACGCATACAAATTCGCCGTCTTCCAAATCATACGCTCATGCAGGAGAAAATTCTCTTTCAGCGTTCTGATTTCGCCGTTGACCATGATTTCAAACGTAACAATTGCCTGATTGCAGGGACACATTTTCTCACTGCCATTGAACCAGCCACGGTCAACTTTCTGCACCTTGAACCAATAGTCACCTTCGGGGATGAGTTCAAAATCTCCCTTTCCCTCGATTTCGGAATCCCAGTCCAGCGCACCGCCGGAAGGTGCGTTGTTGGGGTTCGGAGCTTGCTGATAGCCGTTGTTGGGCTGATAGCCACCGTTCTGATAATTGTTATTGTACATCATTCATTCTCCTTTCAAAATGGGACATAATCGGGACAATTCGCCTGAATCATCGGGAGCGTTTCACTCTGCCAATTGTTCACAACGTAGTCGAAATAATCTGCCGGATAATTTGCAATCGGCATATTTTCGGGAAAATAGTGCAGAAACTTTGACGAAACAATCTGCAACATGGATGGCAAAACACCGCTTGACTTCATGAGTTCGGCTAAATTCTGCGGAATTCCGTCAAAACTTTCTGTTCCGATTTCCTGAAATTCGTCCATATTTCCGACTGTTTCCGCAGGTGCAGGCTGTACCGGAATTTCTTCTTTTTTTGCCTGTGCAATCATCTGTTCCGCCGGATTTTCAGTGACAGCTTTCGGGAACAAGTGCTCAATTGCCTTAAAATCAATCGGCAACATTTCGGGCAATCCAAAGCGATTTTTCGCATCCCACCAAGCTGTTTTTGTCGTGTACATCACACGCTGAACGGCGGTTGCTTTGTTCTTTTTGCCGTCATTCGAAACAGGGACGATATTCGTTTTGAAAGCCAGAAATAACGTCATATCGCTCCATTCTTTGAGCAAAGGTGCAATTTTGTTGGTAGTCTTGTTACCTAGTTTCAATTCCCAATGGTCGAATTCTGCGGTATCTTCCGGCAAGGTCATTCGCTTTGTGATAGCGTGACAGAGAAATACCACATTGACACCAGACTGAATTAAATGCTCCGTCAAATCAAGGAATTTCCCGATTTCTTCCACTTCATACTGCCAGCCCTTACCGTAGCCGAAACCCTCAATACCATTGACATTGTGTTCTCTGCAAATGCTTTCCAGTGCCAGACGTTCTGCCCAGTCAAATGTATCAATGACGACTGTCCAGTAATTTTTCACGGTGTGCACATCGAAAATATAATTGATTTCGTCAATGAGCATCTGCCAGTTTTCCGGCTTCGGAAGACGGCGTACGTTCATCATGGTGGTACTCCCTTCGCAGTCAATAAAAACTGCATCAGGGAAACAGCTTGCAAGGCTCGACTTGCCTACACCTTCCTGACCGTAAATCAGGACTTTCTTTCCGGCATTATCCTGAATGCCGTTTACTTCTTCAAATACCATTTTTACTCTCCTTCCTCTTCTTCCCATCTGAACATAGCATCAATTACATTTTTCAGGAATTTACGGCAGTCTTCATCATTTTTGAACTGTTTGTGATAATCATCCATGATTGCTTTCAGACCTCTTAACATAGCAAAAGAATCAAACATCATGATTCCAGTGCCCCCGGAAACCGTGTATTCGTCATTGACACCCTTGATTGTCATTTCTACTTTAAGAGAACTGATTAACATGTCCAGCATCTCTTCTGCGCTCATTTTAGGTTCATCCACGGTTTTCACCTCCTTTCCTGTAATCTTTCCTGCAATTTCTGCAAAGTTCGGGAGAAGTAGGGCTGATGGGGTCGCCCCATTCCAGTTCTTCACCGCACTTATCGCAGAAATGGCTAAATTCTACATCCCAATGAGGACACTGCACACAATACATAGGATTATTCCGGTATGTCATGCAGTGGCTCAAAGGGTAATGAATATGACAGAATCCGTAATCCTGAATCATGTTATTTTCTCCTTCAATGCGGAAATGTATTTTTCGAAATTCGTTTCAATCAGTGAAATTGTCTGCTTGCGGGCGAAATTCATCTGATTTTTGCGCAACAGATAAGTCGTCATATACCGTAAAGCATCATTAAACATTTTGAAATACGCATCAAATTCGCCATTATCGCTTGACAAACTTTCCTGCACTGCCGGCTTTTCGGCTAACTGCTGATTCAGGTCTTCGATTTTGCTTTCCAGCTCCTCAATGCGTGATGTGTCCTCAACGGTGACAGTTTCCGGCGGTTTCGCCTTGAGTTCGTCAAGTTTTTTCTGCAAAGCTTTTTCAGTTTCCTTGCTTTCCTGCCATTTGTGGAGGAGCAACAAGCGAGCCTTCTCTTTCAGGTCACGTTCTTCCGTCACGGCATCCAATTCCTCTGTCAGGCGTTCAATTTCCTGTGCATCTTTCTCAGAATGCATATCAGCCGGACGGCTTTCCAGCTCCTGAACCTGTTCTTCCAGCTTGGACTTCTGAACCGTCAAAGTCGTGATTTCGTCCATAGCATTCAGCCATTCCTGATGCTTGGAACGTCTTGCATCTTCTAACTGTTCCTTTTCAGCTTTCAGCCGTTTGATTTCTGCCCTTGCCTGTTCCAATTCCTTGACGGTCATATTTTCCACGTCATGGGTCTGCACGAATTCCTCACGCTCTTCCGGCTCAAACAATGCAAGCAGATAATTTTTTCTGAATCCCAACTTTTCAAAACCGGACACCGTGTCCGATTTTTCACTTGCCATTTCTGCAATCTTGACAAATCGTCTGCCGTTTCTATCTGAATAGCCTTTACTCTTGCAAAAATCCGCAAAAGTGGTAAATCCGAACTGCTTGTATAATTTGCCGTCATGCATCTGCTTGAATCCGGTTGCCATCTGATACAAACCAGCTCCGACAAGTTCCGCACCTGCATCAATGAGCTTGTCTGCCTCTACCGCTTGCAGATATTCCGCTGAAACAACAACCGCTGATTCCGGAGCATTTTCCAGCTCTTTCAGGAATTCCGGCTTGATGGCATAAAATGCAACATAGTTTCCGGAATGCTTGACAAGCTTGTACTTGGGAATCGTTTTATTTCCCTCATCAGTCATGATGGTGACATCTCCGTTATAATGGTATGTTACCAGTTGCACGACTTCCAGCCATGACGGTGTTTCCGCTCCGACAGCTTCATCGTCCATCAAGACCAGCTGTCCGACAAATTGCCTGAAATTCTGCGGTATTAACTGGTATTGAATCATTGCTTTATCATAGGCGATTGTTTCGCCCACTTTCAATTTATCCGTCATGCCCTCACCTCCTCAGCAAAATGTCCGCCATAGGAATAATCCCAATGAATGCGCCCATCCGGATAGCTCCAGATGTTCACGGCAATACACTGCCAACCGGATTCAATGCACTGCACTACATAACCGTGGTCAGCTTTGGCGATACAGCGATAGTGCGAACCGTTGCAGTGACGGTACACCTTTCCGGTCAACAGGATAGTTCTGTAATCATTCGGCATTGTCTTTCTCCTCCTCTGTGAACAGGTCATAAAGACCGTTTTCGTTGCGACGGCATTCTTCCACCAACTGATACAATGGCTTTCCGGTGATGCACTCCACTAACGCAGACAACACTTTCGAGTCACTGTAATCAGGCTTGATGTAGGTAACTTTATTTTCCGGCATGGTCTTTCACCTCCTTTCATTCCATCTTGTCAAGTTCGGGATAGGTAAGCAAATACTATAATATTGATGATTTGAAACGTTTTATCGCTGTTGCTGAATCCTTTGTGAATGCTGAACTCGAGGTAGAAGAGGCGAAAAAATTACTCGGTACTAGCAGTTAAACATTGATGTTGCCCAATCAGTTCGCCTTTTTCCGTCCAATACTGGATGATTGTTCGTACAGGGTCTTCTTTTGTTCCCTTGCCTACTACGGTCACTGTTTTAACGACAGTGACCGTTTTTGCTTTTATGCATCCCTGCATTTTCTTCACCTCCTAATGGCATTTTCGGATATTCGGGCTTGTGGCTCAATCTTTCTGATTAGCCGTGTTAAGGGCTTTCGCCATGCCTTTGGCTTCCATCAGCAACAGGACACGGTCAAGAGTGCCGAAACTGCGGAAATATGTCAGCAATGCCGTTTCTTCTGATTTTCTGACGATTTCATCAGCTTTCTGAATTTGCTTTTGTTCTGTCATGGTGTTCACATCCTTTCGAATCAATTCCGTACAAATCATTTGGGGTAACTCCTAAAGCATTAGCGATTTTCAAAACATCTTCCCATGTAATAGGGCTTCTGTCTGCCATTTTCCGGCTGAACTGTTGTTCATTGTAGCCGGCTTTTTCAGCAAATGCTTTTTGTTTTACCCCTTTGCTTTCGAGAAACTTTTTTGTGTTTTTAATAATTGGATTCATTTTTTTTCACCTCTTTCTATTGACTTTATAATATTTTTATGTTATAATACTAATATGATAACATTATAGAAGGGGGGAGAGCTTATGAAGGAAAGAGATATTGCAGAATTAGCATCAGGATACGCCAGAGACATTGTCGTTGCTAAAGTGCCATCAACTCAATTTTCAACAAATGCCGGAACTGGCAAAGCCGTAGCTGATTTCTATGTTGAAATTTATAAGGGAATCTACACGGCTTTGAAAGAAGATTTACTCACCGAAGGTACAAAGCAAATTGTGAGAGGGTAAAACGACAGCAGACCGAATTGAAAGAGCCGACACGGCACAGAAGCCGTGCCGGTTTTCGTTATGTCTTTTTATCTACCGCATATTCGAAGTAAATTGCCAACAGTGGAGCTAATTGTTCAGCCGTTGCACTTTCATTCATCAAATAGACAATGTGGTCAAACAAAAGCTCAAGCATTCTCTTCGGCTCATGCTGTTTTGAATCTTTCTCCATTTTCTTCACCTCCTTTGCTTTACTGTAATTCTATTATAGCACTTTTTTTACTACTTGTCAATAGCAAACTAGTATTTTTAGTGCTAGTAAGTTGTAAAAAATATGCTAGTTTTTTTGTTGAAACTGCACAAATAATACTACTTTTGACATTTTTCCCAAAATAGCAGTTGACAGACTAGTAAAAATAATGCTATAATTTAAGTATAGAAAGGGGGTGAAAAAATGAAAATCCAATTGCAAACATTGAGAAAAGCAAAAGGGCTGACACAAGAAGAAATGGCTAACATCTTAGATGTAAAATTAAGCACCTATCAAAAGTATGAAAGAGATGCAATATCTCCACCATATGACACTTTAATTAAAATAGCCGACTTCTACGGAGTGACAACGGACTATCTTCTCGGCAGGGAGAAACCAGCGGAGCAAGTGAACCCGATTCTTCAGATAACCAATGAAGAAATGGAGCGTCAGCTTTTGGAGGCATATTTCAGCTTACCGGAAAAACTCCGAAAACAGTTTCTTGACGGCATGGCGGAGAAATTGCAAAAGCAAAAGAATGTGGGAGCTGTTCCGCAGGAAGAAAAGCCCACCCAGATGACCACCGTCAAAAGCGTGGTCTTGTATGGTGATTCTGATTCTAATGAAGACAGCGCACAAACCGCCTGACACTCTACCGGCACGTCATCACCATGCACACGAAAAAATAAAAAAAGTCCGTCCGGTGCTGGTAACACCGGACGGCAAACGAAATTTTTCAAAAGGAGAAAAATAACTTCTCACTTATTATTATAGCATCTCCTTTTTGAAATGTCAAGGAGGAAAATCATGCAGAAAAAATTAACAGCGGCGGCGTATGCTCGTTACAGCACCGACCACCAGACAAGCAGCTCCATTGAGTACCAAATGAGAAAGATTGAGGAATACTGCGACCAGAACGGCATTGAGATTGTTTCACGCTATCAGGACGAAGCCTACAGCGGAACGAACACAAATCGTCCAGCATTCCAAGAACTCTGTGCAGATGCACGGAAACACAATTTTCAGGCGGTTGTCATTTATGATATTTCCAGAGGGAGCAGGGACGTTTCCGACTGGTTCGGTTTCCGCCGTGAAATGGCATTGTATCAGATTCAGGTCATTTCCGTGGAGGACAATATCGGTGACATTTTGAACCCTGCGGACTATCTCACGGAGCTGATAACCGTCGGATTGGGTCAGCATCACGTCTTGACGAGCCGTCAGAAGTCCATGGACAGCATCGCCACCAAAGCCAAAACGGGACAATTCCTCGGCGGTGTGCCGAATTTCGGGTATGACATTGTGAACGGTCAGTATGTCATCAACCCGACAGAATCGGCAATTGTCAAGAAGATGTTCCAGATGTATGCGAACGGTCAGAGTTATGACGACATCTTGAAAGAAATCGGTCATGTTCGTGGCAAACGTGGGCGAATTATCGGACGGAACACCATCCATTATATTTTGAGAAATGAGCGATATATCGGCGTGTACACTTGGTGCAAGTATCATTACAAGGTCATGGGGAAATATGCCGGAAAAACCCCGAATGAAAACGCTGTCCGCCTTGAAAATGCCATTCCGCCGATTATCGACCGTGAAATTTGGGAGAAGGTGCAGAAACGTATGAACGATAGAAAGAAAAATGCCGTCAACAAGGCGAAAAGAGAATATCTGCTGTCCGGTCTGATTGAGTGTGCAGCGTGTGGCAGTGCCTACGTCGGGCATACATCCACCCACAAGGGACACGAGAACCGTTATTATATGTGCGGTGCAAAGTACCGGAATCATACCTGTGATGCGTGCAATCTGAACGCAGACCATGTGGAGACATTTGTTGTCCAGAACTTGAAAGCGTACCTGCTGGAGCTTGATTTTGATGAAATGGCTCACATCATTGCTGACCGTATCAACAGTGCATCCGACGACCTCAAAGCTGAACGCATGGAGCTGTTAGACATTGAAGCCCAGATTGCAAACGGAACACGTGCCATCCTCAAAGGCATTGACTATCCGGAATTGCAACAGGAGCTGTTTCGTTTGCGTGTCCGCAAGTCGGAGCTGGAAGATATTGTCGGAAACAAGAACCCTCACAAGCCTGTCAAGCCGGAGAGAATTTCCGCCTTTCTCCGTCACTGCGTAGAGACATGGGATTCTGACCTGAGAGGTGTCATTCGTGACATGATAAAAGTTTACGCCCATCCCAACGGCGATTTTGACGTTGAAATAGGCGTACATATTGTGGATTGCGGGAGTATGCAGATTACAATATGTACGAGGTTTGAGTATCGCAAACCTGCCTAAATAAAAATAACCGCCCTGATTTTCCAGCTTGTGAACATTGGATAGCAGGGCGGTTATTTTTGTAGAGCATTAAATTTTCAATCCTGATAAACCGTCCCCGAATAGTCCACATCATCAATCTTAATCATAATATCAATGGATTTCTTCTTTGTGAAATCTTCCGGCTCAACCTCGACAACAATCGGCTGAGCGACAGGCAGAACAACCGCTTCCGCCCTTGTAAACCCATTCAGCCCCGCCCCCTTGATAATCGCCGGATAATTCACATAGCATTCATTCAAATCGACATTTCCGGAAATACCGTCAACTCTGCCAGTTTCGGACTTTTGCCAAATTCCATATCCATCAACGAATTTCGGCTCTGAACCGTATCTTGCAACCCACTTGCTATAGTCTCCGAGTCTGTCAAGAATCAGATTCTCTTTGAAGCCGGAAATATCACTGGAATAAATCCCGACAAAATAACCGTTTTGTTCCATACAATCGCAAAAAGCGATTGTCGCACTGGTAGCACCTGCCGGATTCCCTGCGAATCGTTCCACATCCACATACACCGGAAAATCGAACGTCTTCCCCTTGATAATGTCAAGAAACTTCTGCGCCTGAATTCGTCCCTGTTCCGCCGTGGTAAATGCAGAAGTAAAGTAATAAGCTCCAACATGCAAGCCTGCTGATTTCGCTCCTGCATAATTTTTCTCAAAACAAGAATCCGTGTAATACCCGACTTCCGCACCGCCAGCCTTGATGATAACAAAATCATAACCAGCTTGTTTCACTTTCTGAAAATCAATTGCTCCTCTATCATTATTATGATGAGAAATGTCAATTCCCTTTGTCATAAAAATCATCCTTTCTTATATTTGATATACATTTCAGACGGCTGAACTGTCGTGCCCACCGTGAGAACGTCAGAGCCTTTGATTGTCTGAATTGGCAACAGGTTTTCGAGCGGTTCTTCTTCCGGTTCAGCCGCAATATACCAGATTGTCACAGGCTGTCCTAATTCATATTGCTCAGCTAGGAAATTTTTGAAGCTTGTCACGGTATTAAATCCCATACTTTTTTTTGTTGAAAAGAATAATGTATGTGGATGAACATTGTCATCCACCAAGACAATTCTATCAAACAAATTTGATGGATAGGGGTACGCATACAAAATATGGGTGCATCTTAATATTCCAACGTTCGCACTACTGATATGTAAGGTTCGAAAGTTTGCGAAATTCATAATTTTGTAAACATTTTGATTTGCATTGTGAAAATTATCAAGCCAATTTTCATCACCAGTTAATACTATTTTCTTGATATTTCTCACAACCACACCACGCTTGAAGTCCACATAATCTGCATAGTCTCCGATTTTGTGGAGTGGTTCTGAGCCGATATAGACAGGAGTTGTGACTGCATTCCTGCCGTCCGAAACCGTTACCGGAATTTTATAGCCGTAGGGCTCGTATGGGAGATCGGCGGAGTCTTCATTTATCATGATCGTATATACATGAGTTGACATCCCATTTATCGACAGCCATTCGTCTGTTGCCGTGAACTTAAAAGTTCTTGTGTGGATTTTATATGCTTCAACGTCTTTTAAAGATGCTCTTATTATAGCACTGCCATTGGGCGTGTATGGAGTCCTGTACCCTTTGCAAAGTGCGATTTCCAATTTTGTGCTATTCTTGTACTCGTTCATGAGAGATACTGATACGCAGTATGTTTTGCCGATTTCAGTCGGTATACACCAGCACCACTTGTCATAAGAATATACAAAGTATGAACCGTCTGAACTTTTTGAGACGTTTTCTGTGTTGTGTTGCTCAATGTTGATTAAGTTCGTAGTCTTCACCCCACACCCCAAAACCTCCACAGGAGTTTCAGGAGTAGGAGTGCCGTCTTGCACGGTATTTCCATAAATGCGGTAGTCAAGCAGATGCTCCCCCCGGCTTGTGAAATGCAAAGGCGGAACACCGGAGATTTCAGAAAGGCTGTGCTTTTTGCGGTACTGATACCCCCACAGCATTGCCATAGGGTCAGAAACCGGAATGCCCTTGTCTGCTTTTAACATATCAAAAAGGTTCATAAATATCCTCCATTCAAAATGTTTTGATATTCAAGCTGAAAAACAGAAGTATTTTTGCATAAAAACGTCAAACATTTTCTGATGTTTCCTTGTTTTCGGGGACATTTTGTTGAATTTCTTTTGTTTCGGCAGAGATACCAATAGTTTCCAGCTGTCCTTTACTCAGGCTCAAAGACGTAGGCGAAACGGCATTTGTCGCCGAGCTTTCATCCTGATTGACCCAGACACCGGACGAATTGAGTACGTAGAAAACCCCTGTATCAATAGCGAAAGCGATTGAACCACAAGCCCAGCTTTCCTTTGCAGTGGGAATATCTGTCGAAGAATCCGCTCATATATCGACAAATTGTTTAAGCTTGTCGCCGTCCGTTCGGGAATCTCTGATTTTAATTTCGTATCCCATGATTATCACTCCTTATCACTGTTATTTTTCAACTGCTCCAATGCTTTTTTGAGGAAGTCAGGCAAGGGAACACCCAGTTTTCCGGCATTTTCGAGGATGGAAAGCCCCTCATTGGCAAGGAAGAACCCCACCACACCAGAGCGGAACATACTGGACGAACCGCCTAAAACGTGCAAATCCATGAAATGCCCGACCGTCACCAAAGCTAGCACCATGCACTTCTTGACCAGCCCCCAAAAACCAATCTCCGAGGAAAGCCGTTTTTCTTTGTAAGCGATGATGACCCCCGAAACGTAATCCAGCACCATGAACACCAAGAGCGCAGTCAGAAGCCCGTCCATACCGCCCCAAAAAAATCCAGCCAAGGCGAAAAATTCAGCCGACAGCCATTTTACAAACTCATCCAACTCCATAAAATCACCCCTTTTCGAATACAAGCACTTTCCCACGATACACCCGATTGACAAGCCGCCTCCCAAGATACAATTTCGGAACGTTATCCGCCCCGAGGTACAAATTTGAGAAACCGCCTTGTTGCTTCTGATATTGTGGAGCAATCCCGACAAACCTGATATATGGAAATCCCCAGAAATTGTCGTCTATCGTCCACACAGAGCCGTCATACTCCGGAGCAATTCCCGACTTTTTAATATATGGAAACCCGAAAAATTGACCGTCCATCGTCCAGATAAATCCGTCAAATTTTGGAGCAATCCCAATGTTTTTGATGTACGGAAACCCATAGAAATTGCCGTCAAGTGTCCACGGAGTACCGGAATACTGGTCAGGAATTGCTACATCTGTGGAAGCCGGAAACCCATAAAAAGCTCCACTGTTTTCAAATGGAATATCCGGAACATACAAGTCGTAGTACAGCGTAACCGCTTCACCGCTCAAATACAAATTCGCACGTTGTGAAGTGTCTTCCGGATTCACCACAGTGACAGAGCCGGGAGAAGTTTGCCACCTCAAAAAATAAGATTCCGTCCAGCTAATAGAAATCGAAGCTCTTGATTTTCCTATCGTTCTTGAAGAATCTCTTGACTGATAGTGTTCCGAAACATCCGCCGGAGACCAGTCCCCAGCCTGATATTTTATCAGATAAACACTAGCTGTTTTCGTCTCGAATATATCTGGATTGTATAAATCCCACGACAGAGCGTCTTCATCATTATACGGAATTCCTAACGGTGCATTCTTGACCTCTCCCGATATTGTAAGCGTACAAGACAAACCATCAACGCTACACCCGAATAGCATTTTCAAGTCGTCACATACAAAATTAGAAGGGCGTGGATAACTTGTCGGGTCAAATGGAACAAATTCTCCCTTATTCGAACCAGTAGTGCTGATTGTTCCGTATTTATCAGCAGTGGAAAATTTTCCGCTTTTACTCTTACTCATGGCAAGAACCCTATACTTTCAAGATACGAACTACTGCGAAGGTCTGCTTCTGAAACCCTCTGAATACCTGTCGGGTCAGCCGTAAGAGGAGCGCAAACCAACGCCAAAGGATACGAAGCGTTAGCCATTGTGAAGCTTGTCACACTGCTGTCTACCGTGCAATTCACGCAAGCCCAGTAACAATGTTTTCCGCCAAAACTAGTGATAATATCACTGCTTTTTCCGGCTGTGAAAGTGCAACCGTCCAGAACAATCCCCCCAAAATTGTGGGTAGTCCCTAAGCGCAACTGTCCGCTAGTTGTCCCGACAAAAGTCGCATTTCGTACCACAACATTGGAAAGAATGCAAGTCGCCGTTGTACTGTTCGCCAACTGCGTTTTCTGGTTCGCCGGAGAACAAGTGATGTCTACCGCACTCCGTTTCAAATTCAGCCCCACACCGCCAGTCACATACATGGAAGCCGTCACACGTTCCGCATAGCACCGGAATTCCCCATCAATATACACATTCAGCAGTGTGCCATTGGTGACAGAACGACCACTTGCAAAAAATCCAGTATTCGCAAAAAAAGCATTGCTAAGTGTGTGTCCGTTCAAATCCAAATTGCATCCAGTCCCCACCGTCACCGGCTCTAAATATTCTTCCTCTCTTGCGTCAATATCCGCCCCCAACGTAATTGGCGAATTATTAGAATCCATTGATTTTTCTATCAAATCCGCAAAAGTTGTCACCACTGTCGCCGCCATTCCCTCACCCCCTAAATAATACAGTACAAAGTCTGACTATCATATTTATCTAAAGCGTCATACTCCGCCTGAGAAAGTCCAACCGTCCGCCGTTCAATCGCCCTGCAATGGTTTTCGAGGTCTTTCCCGACCTTATCCGCCTTAGACATCCGGAGGGTATACGACATTGCCCTTGTGTCCGAACCGCAACACATGATAGTTTGACCGCCATTCAATGCCCAGCAAATTTTTGTAATGATACTGTCATGCACCTGCAAATTCTCATAAGCATCCCGATACTGAATCAGCACTTTTTGACCCAGCCGGAACGTCCTCTGACCGTGAACCGTGCATTTAAAGGGCTTGACCAAAAATCCATACCCCCGTTGCACAACTTCCAGCGGTCTGTGGAATGCATAATAATACCGTTCCGCCAGCAATTCAATGAAAGCCTTTCCGTCGTTCCCCTTTTCGATTTCATTCCGGTAAGAACCATCAATGAAAGGATTGTCCTCAACCACAATATCAAAAAGTTCATCCTTGTCGTAATTCGGCGAAGAAAGCGAGAAAGTGGTAGAATTCCATGTTCCGTCAGCTCCTTTTCCAATGACCTTGATACTGTTCATGTATGTGGTAAAGTCCGCAAAATCGCTGGAATCATACTCAATTTCGGATTCTGCGATAGAAGCCACGCCCCACTTAGGGTCAGCGAATTGCCCCAGTGTCAAACTACCAGTTTCCGGAATGGCATACACAAACCCGAAAGCTGCCTCCGCCAGATACTTGAAAATATCTCTCGGACAGTCCGTCTCTCCCTTGCCTTCCGGATGATAAATGCCAAAAAGAATATCTGCACAACAATAAGTGAACCACGATGCCGTACTATAATTTGTCCACTGTATCATTGACGGAATCCCCATCATGCAAAACAGAAGCCGGTTCACAATCCACGTCAAATGCGGCTGTGTGCCGTTCATCCAACCTTGTATTGTGTAAGCCCAATTCGTAGGGAAATAATCAATCACCCTTCTGACAACTTCCGCCTGTGTATCAGAGTAAGAGCTAACATCCGCCCAAGAAAGCGCATCATGACAGGACAGCGTAAAAATGCGCCCTGTCCTCTGTACATTCGTCACCCAGTATACCCCAATTGCACCAGCCAGCGAAGAAACAAGCTTAATCCTACACCCCCGAACCTGAAACGAGGTGATATTCGCCGGAATCCTCACCACCAAATTCATAGTAGCGGAAAAGACCCCGCCAATTCCAAAGCAATCATCATTCGTGCATTGTCGCTGTGCATCTGCCTGAACCACGTTCGAATTATCCAGCGTCATCAACTGCACCCAAGTCTTACTTGTGAAATCATATTTTTCCATTGTTCCGCTAATGAGTTCCGTCAAAATCATACACCACTCACCACCTGTACCGCCATTCTCACCGTGCATTTGTCCATTGGCTCAGAAACCAGCTCCACGGAAACCGCCCCAGTCAGATAGCACACAATCGGAGCTGAAAGATTCGCATTCCCGACAATATTTACTCCTGTGAAAGAAAATTCCGCTCCACTTGCATATTGTGAAAGAATTCTAGCCTCTGCCTGAGTGCATTCCAGAACGATTTCCGTCGTTTTCTTTGCCAAAGGCGCAGTATAAATAAGCGGTGAACCGTCCGCCATAGTGTACGCTTTCAGCACCGGAGCGGAATCGAACTTGACTTCATTCAATTGCTTGAAATTCTCTCCAAGCAACACCGAACCAGCATAAATCGCTACATTTCTCAAATGAAACCACCCCCAGACCGCATATTTGCCAACTGAATAGCATCAATAATAAACGTTTCGATTTCCTGATTACCAATCGAAACCGGAATGATAATATCCCCCTGCTGTCCGTTGTTGGTATTAGAATTTTGAATTCGATTATCATTTTCAACTGTAGAATTGTCATGATAATAATTATTTGTCGTCATGATTGGCATCGCAGAAGCCCCGATAACGTTGGAAGCAAATTGAAGTTTCGCAAAAAGCCCCTCAAAGTCAATATCCGGCATCCGGAATTCCGGCATGTTGGGAGCTTGCAACTCCGGCAAGTCGAATTTTTCTACCTGCAATACTGGCAAATCAATTTCCGGCACTGCCAATTCTGCAACCTGCAATTCTGGTAAATCAAAGTCAGGAGCTGTCAGCTCCGGCAGGTCAAATTCCGGCATCTGCCATTCCTGCAACCCCATTTCAGAAGCTTGCACAACCGTTTCCGGCTCAGGCATTGCTTTCCATTCAAGTTGTAAATCCGGCTTTTGAATTTCTGGCATAGTAAATTCCGGCTTGAAATCGCTTGACAGTTCGCTTGAAATCCGTCCCATGTCGGGCAAACTGTTTTCAAGCCCTTCTTGAATACCAAGCCCCAAATATCGCCCGATTTCGTCACGCATCAGCCTTGACGGCGAATGAATCCCGAAGAAATCAGCAAGCCCACTGACGAAACTTTCGCCCCAATCAGAAATTTTATTCCCGATGTTTTTCATCCCGTTCACAATGCCGTCCAGAATGTCCATCCCCAATTGAATCCAGTCAATTTCTTTGACGGTATCGCAGATTTTCTCAATCAGTCCTGTAGTAGCATCCACCGCCAAATCATACATCCCCTTGATTCCAGTTAGTAGCAAACTAATAATATCTTTTCCCAACTGCCACCAATCAAAATCTTTGAACATTTTAGCGAACTGTTCGATTAAAAATAACGCTTCTGCTATCAATTCCGGCAACATTTTCCCAATCCCCTGAATGAGCATTGTCAGAATCTGAATCCCCATAGAAATGAAATCTTTCCCATGTTCATCGAAAAATTTCGCCAAAGAATTTACAATTTTCAAAACCGCCTGCACAATCAACCCGATGTTTTTCACAATTCCTTCCAGCAATTTTTCCAGCACCTGAATTCCCATTTCCAGAATCTGCGGTAAGTTCATGAGAATGCCGTTTGCAATCGCTTCCACGATTTGAAACGCACATTCCAGCAACATGGGGATATTTTCTGTAATAAAATTCACCAGACTTTCCACCAGTCCAAGAGCGCAATCAATCAGCAACGGCAAATTCTCCAGAATTGCCGTTACCAACTGCATCACAAGCGAAACGGCACTTTCCGCCAATAACGGCAAATTATCCATGATAGCCGTCAGAAGTCCTTGCAAAATCTGAAAACCAGCATCCAGCAAAAGCGGAAGATTTTCCAAAATCATCCGCACGAAATCAGAAACCAACGTCACCGCCGAGCCAATGAGCAACGGCAAATTCTGCATAATGCCATCCAGCAAAATGTTGATGATGTCAAGCCCGACTTCAATCAATTCCGGCAAAGCCCCCATCAGCGTAGACAGCAATCTGGAAGCCATGACCGTGATGGTCTTGAATAATTTCGGCAATGCTCCCACAATTCCGGAAACCAACTGAACAATAATTTCCGCCCCTGTTTTGAGCAAATCCGGAACGTTGTTCATGATACTTTCCACAATTGTTTCAACAGTTTCAACACCAGTTTCCAAAAGTTTCGGCAATGCTCCCATAATGGAATTAAATAAACTCATGACAACAGATTCCGCCACTTCCAGCAAATCCGGCAAATTGTCGCTGATTCCGGTGAGAATGGCATCAAACAGCATTGCGCCAGCATCCAATAATACCGGAACAAGTGTTGAAATAGCATTGACGAGAATTTCACCGATACTTCCAGCAGTTTGAAGCAATGCGGAAAGCCCCGAAGTGAACCCCTCACAGAGTTTTTGAATCAGCTCCGACCCAATCCGAGCCATACCATAAACAACGCCCGACAACTGCGTTACAAGGCTTGAAACAAGTTCCCCGACAAAATCCCATAGACCAGATGAATTTTCAGAAATTCCGTCAATGAAAGCATCGATCAGGGCTTCTCCAGCTTCTGCCATCCCCAAAATCTGATTATACCAACTCCGGATAGTACCCGAAATCAGATTAGCCCCAAAAGCAAGCAAAGAATCGGCATTTTCGGCAATCCCTGAAACAAGGGTCTGAATCAGAGTAGCCCCGACTCCTGCGAACTGTGGAAGAATCGCACGAATCCCTTCACCTAGATTACCGATTGCAATCGGTAAGGATACTTTTAGTTCCGAAATGCCATCCATCACCCCAGCAATGAGATTTTCAATCAGGATTGAACCTTGACTTTTTAGTGTACGCAAACCGTTTTGTAAAGCCTTCTGAATTTCGCCAACAATATCGGAAACACTGCCAACCATTTCCGGCAATGCTTCAATCAATCCAGAAATCATAGTTTCCGCTGATTGCCTGAAAATCACATTACTATGTGAAATCCTGTCGCCAATGTTCTTGATACCGTTCTGAATGACCGTCCCAACGTCCAGACTTGCCACCACATCAAGCACCGAATCCGCCACTTTCATGACACCTTCCACAATATCAGGGATTCCCTTGGTGATAAGGTCAACAGCAGTTGACAGAATGTTCGGCAAAACGGATTTTGCGGAATCTGTGAGCCAATTTAGGAGCGCACCTAGACTTGACTTGACTTTCTCACCTGCACCGTCAACTCCATCCAGCATCTCAAAAAAGCCCTTTGTGAGGTCAAGAAGAGCCGGAGCAACATTGTTTGTGATGGTTTGCACAATGCCACGGAGTGCAGGTTCAAGCCCTTCATAGATTGCATTCTTGACGGCATCCATCGCAGAACCGAGAGCTTTTGTATCACCTTCGAGGTTGTCATTGAGCGTTTTCGCCATTTCGGCAGCAGCTCCCTCACAATCAGCAAGCCCATCAGTGAATTTTTGCAAGTCTTCATCCGGAGTATTGAGCAAAATCTTGATAGCCGTGGAAGAATCCGCTGTAAACACCTCAGAAAGTGCCACTGAACCGAGGTCGCCTTCCATAGAGCTGGTGACATTCTTAATATCTGCCACAATGTCGAGCATATCACGGTATTTTCCGGTCTGCTTGTCGATAACATCAATTTTGTTTCCGGCAATGGAAATCTGATTGTTTTCGTCCATTCTTGCGGATAAATCACGCATGACCGCTGATAATGCTGTACCTGCTTCACTGCCTTTCTTGCCTTGATTGGCAAGCATTCCGAGGGCAGTTGTGACAGTATCAACGGACTGACCAGCAGAATTCATGTTAGCCGCACAATTTTTGAAAGCTTCTCCGAGCATTTGCACGTTGGTGTTAGAATTTGCCTGTGCATAAGCCAGCTTATCAGAGAATTGTTCAGCTGTCATCACGCTGTTAGAAAATGCGCTCATGTAATCTGTCACCATGTTGGAAGCCTGAGCGAGACCCATACCGGAAGCGGCGGACAAATTCAAAACCCCCGGAAGAGCGGAAATAGATTTTTCCGCATCCCATCCAGCGAGAGCCATATAGCCGAGAGCATCGGCACACTCTGCCATAGTGAATTGAGTAGTTGCGCCGAACTGTTCAGCGGCATCTTTCAGGCTTTTGATTTGTGCTTCTGTTGCGCCAGCGGCTTTTTGTAGTGAAGCCACGTTAGACATAGAATTCTCAAAAGCCATGCCGACATCTAGTGCATCGGTGACAATACTTTGAAAGCCGTTCCAGCCTGTGAGCTTGTTCAATGCTGATAATGCACCGTCAGCTAATCCAGAAAGCGCACTGCCGATACTGTCCTTGACAGTTTCGCCGATTTTCCCGAGACTTCCCGAAACTTTGTCACCCAATCCACTGACTTCTTTTTCGAGTGCGCCAGAATCGCCGTCAATCTGAATCACAATTTTTCCGTCAGCCATTTCCTCACCTCCTAGCCGAACACATTCCCGATTTCGAAAGCATTCATTTTCTCTTGTGGAATCCGGACAGAACGCTGAATTTTCTGGATACGTTTCTTTTCGTTTTTGTCCTTGATTTCGCCGATATTGATACCTCTGTAATACATTCGCTGTTTGATGGGAGTATCTTCTGGAAGTGCATCAAACAGGGCTAAAAACAAATGCCAGTGCATTGTTGCATTCAGTAGGTCAATGTGATATTCTGATAAGAAAGCGGCATAAATATAAGGCGCATCAAAACTCCACGAAAGAATTTTCTTTGATGAGCCTTTGTTTTGGGATTGTTCCGGAATATCGCCACGAATCGCAAAACGGATAAGGGCTTGAATACCTTCTTCCCAAATTTCCGGCTCAATCCTATCTTGATACCAACGCAACGCAAGCAACATTTTTTCATGTTCGGAAAACTTCGGTTCTTCCAACATATCAAAGAATTTGAGCCAATTTTTGAAATCCGTATAAATGGGATAATCTTTCCCCGACAGCTTAACACTATCGGGGAATTTCTCATATAGTAAGTTCATTCTGGCTTGTATTTTTCAATCAGGCTGTTTTGTTCTTTTGCGATTTCGATAGCCTGCCCCTCAACAAAAGCATAAAATTCAGCCAGAATTTTGTTATATTTCCGGACACTGTCGGGGATGTCCTTAAAAATGACCCTTGCCGAACCATCTCCAAGCAAATCATCAAAGAATTTGCGGAACACTCCGCAATAGCGGTGAATTGATTCAGAAGTTTTCAGTTTTTCAAAGCTGTCTTCGGGGATTTCTTTTGCAAAGATTTCTCTTGTTTCGTCCAGTCGCTCATAAAAACCAGCTTCTGAAACATCCACCTCGATACCATAAAATAATTCATCCATAACTAATTACCTCACTCTGTAATTGTGATTGTCTGCCAGTCGTCGGAAGTGGTAACAGTGATTTCTTCCGGCGCACCAGAAGCCTTGAAATTGCCGGAATAGGTCATTGCATCAGTAGAGCCACCATCAGAATCCGGAATGACAGAATATTCACGCTTGATAGCAGTTGCCTTGATAGCACCGTCTGTTGTTTTGATGGTTGTCAAGTCTACCTGAATGATGGTTCTGGTAGCCTGACCACCAATTTTCTCATGTTCGTGAATGTCGATAATATCGTCAAGCACCATATTCCCTTTGTAACGGTCAAACGTGTAGGCAATCGCCGGAGCAAAGCCAGAAGTAGAAACTCTGTCGCTTGTTTCATCCACATAGCGACGGGAGTATTCTGACGGATTTTTAGAAGTAGAAAGGTCCGTGAAGCCTTCCATTCTCAAATAGGTGATAGCACTTGCACTTTGTGCCGGAACACCGTAAAAAGCCAGCTTTTCGGCACGCTGTACTAAATCGCCACTGTTCAGATTTTTACCCATGATAATACCTCCAAGATTGATAATATTTCAGGCTCAATTGTACCTGATAACGAGCTGTATTTTCTTCTGCATCATAGACATACGGAGCGGAATTAATTTCAATTGTAAGGGCTTTTCTGTCCATGCCTAAATTGATGAAGTTGGAAAGTCCTTTTTCATTATTCCGTTCAATCCAGTCCACGAAATTTTCATAAAATCCGGAATTTTCGAGATTTTCAATCACATTCATTCCGTAATATTGACGGCTTGCAAACACGAACTGAAATTGTCGCATCTGACTGCCATCTGTATAGCGTTTGACAACAGGGTCAGAGGGAATAGCATCAATCGTGTAAGCGATTCCCTTTGAGCCGAGCTTGTCAATGCCCAGAATTGCATCGTTTTCCAGCAACGGACAGGAAGCAATGTAATCACGTACAGTTTGAATCAATGTCATTCCTGATACCTCCCACCGACTTTTTGCGCCGAACTTGTGAGAATTTGCCGTTTGCAGTCATTCCAGCACCGGAACGCCCATTTACTGCCCTTTATCCCTCTATGTTTGGCATGATACCAGCGCATAACGGCATAAGGCGCAACCCACACAAGCTGCCCTTGTTCCGGCTTCGAATGAGCATGACCGGATTCTTTCAGCCTTTTTGTCAATTCTGGTAAATAGGGGTCACACTTCTGGAGCAACTGCGCTGATGCATCTGCAACAATCTGTTTTCTGATGATGGGGATTTTCTGATAAACTCCCCTGAAATCTGTAATGACTTTCATTTTGCAATCACCTCAATATGTCTGACATTCCATGAACCGAACAAGAAGTTCCGCACTTCTGAGACAGTGAAAGCCTCTTTTTGTGGAATATCTTCAAAAAACGCTCCCAATATGATTTTATCATCTTTTTTAGGCATATACGGAATTTTTGATTGATGGATGATGAACAGATAGCCGTCATTGGGTTCACGGCTGGTATTCTGAACCGTCTGTGCTGTAGTTGTCTGACAGTACACATCATAGAAAACATGAGGAACATAGACTTCCATGTGGTCTTGAATGGTCTTTTCCCAAATGGTACAAGCATTTTCATTTGTGAACATCAATCATCACCGCCTACATCATAAATCTCAATTGCCCCATATCGTTGGCGCATCAATCCCAATTCCTTGAGTTCATTTTTCAGGAAATACAGCGATTGTCCGGCATTGGAATAAGCCAGCGTGAGACTATATGCCCCGATGGTTTCGGTCTTCTGTGAGCTGTTGGACTGCTGATTGACGGCATCCAAAGCCCGACAAACCGCCTGAATGACAGCAATCTTGACAGCGAAACCAAAATCCTCATCTTCTGCAATCATGCTGTCAAGGTCATTGCCGTATTTTTTTGCAATCGTCCGCAGTTTAGCGGAAGCCTGAGTCAACAGGACTTCCGCCGATTCCATTTGTTGCGCCGTGAGCGATTTCCCGATTGCCTGAATGTCGCTCACAGTTGCATAGACTGCACCCATTATTCCGTTTTAATCTTAGAAAATGCCTTGCTATCAAGGATACCCCAACCAATGAAAGCTTCAGAACGGAGTACAACCTGATTGAGACGTTTCAAATCGCCCTGACCGTCGGGGTCGCCGTATTCGATAATTTCAAGCGGAATCTGTTCAGCGAATCCCCAACGGAACGCATTCGCAAAATCGCCCACAATGGCACGGATTTTGCTATTTCCGAAAGAAACCGTACTGTTGACATTCAGCGGAATCCCATTGAACGCAGACGGAGAACCGCCGAAACGAAATTCCGGATAAATGGAAAGGTTGCTGTCTGTGGTTTTCATTCGACCAATGTCAGAAGCCATCACCGGAGACATAGCAATACCAGTAACTTCACCATTGTCACGGATAGGGTACACAGCAAGGTCAAGCACATCATCCGGAGCAGTTGCATCGTAATCGATAACGTTAGCAGTAGCCGTGATGGTCTTGTCAAAACAGTTGTTTCCGATGATAGCAGAAGCAGTATTGTCTACCGGATTGACTCCATGAATCGCCATAATGTCAAATCCTCTTGCGATTTTTTTAGCGAAACCGTCCGTGAAAGCACTCAGATAGGGAATCTGTTTTTCTTCTGCAAGGTGAATAAATTCGTCAGTCAGGCGGTGCTGATACACGACTTTCAGTGGCTTGATGGTGATAACATCAAAACTTGCATCACCGGCAGGCTTCTGACCGCCTTCCCCGACAATTGCAATTTCTCCGTCCATCGCAAAAGTGAAAGTATCCGTCCCAGCGAACGGCATTGGGGATTGTCCGCAGAGTTTCGCAAGGGCAGAATGTCCCTTTACCTTGTTAAAAAGTTCGTTTGTCAGTTCAGAATTGAACAAAGTCCCTTTGGTTGTAATCGTAGCCATAATTGAAATACCTCCATTTAATTATTTTTCAGTCCATGCAACAGCTCCACAAGAGAGGCATTGCCAGAAAGTTTGCCGTCATTGGAGCGGAAAGTTGGCGGAACACGTTTTTGAACCGTAAACTTTGCGAATGTTTCCGCATCCTGTCTGATTTCGTCCTCTGTCGCACCGTTGAGACGTTCCGCCAATTCAAAAGGAATGCCCTTTTCATGGGCAATCTTCATTTTCAGATTGACAAGATTCTGACTGTCAGCGTTCGCCTGAGCGGTTGCGAGTTGCTGTTTGAGTTCGTCAACTTTGGCTGTCAACGTGGTGACTTTTGTTGTGAGCTTGTCGGAATCTGCCTGAACCTGTTCGGGAGACTTCCAGCCCTCGAACTGTTTGTCATGTTCCGCAATAATGCCGTCAAGGGCTTCCTGCGTTTCAATTGGGGTAAATTCTGTTTCCATCTTCAAAACTCCTTTCGGTTAGACAATTTCCCAGTCGTCCGCCAGCATATCTGTTTGACTTGCAAGCCATCCTACAACAAGCTGTTTCTGTGCAGTATACATGGCGATAGTGTCAAGAACTTCCGGTGTATGTTCGGGAATGCCGTCACCATAATTTTCAGTGATTGCATTATGCAAAGATTTTCCATGAATCAGTACAAGATGCATTCCTTTTCCGTTCCAGCCTTTTCTTGCTACTTTGTAGCCATTTTTCAGATTTTCAATTGCTTTCCCAAAATTCATATTTTTTTCACCTCAATAAAAAATTCTTTGTTTCCGCCTTTCTTTGGCGGTCACAGCTAACCAATGAGCGAGTGAAACCGATTCCAGCAAGGACACGTCAGCCCCCTCCAGAATGGAGTTATAGCCGAAACCGCCACCATTGCCAATAGCTCTATGTTCTGCATTGGTGACAGCTTGTGTCAAGGATGGCTGATTTTTATGACAAATCTCTTTTGCAAAGAGTTTCTGTTCAAAAATCGCATTCGCCTGTTGCACGTCCCGAACCGTCGGAAGGATGGGCTTGCATTTGACACCAGCGTCCTTCATTTCGTTCACCAGAATGTCTTGATTTCCAGCCCCATCAATGGCGACTTTTTCAGCGTGAACATTCAGCAAATACGAAATAATCCATTGATTTCCGTCACGCACTGGACGGCAGTCAATGGATTCCACAAATATTTTGTTTTCAGACGTTTTGACGGCAACGGAAAGCGACACATTCCCCGAATTTTTCGCATACTTGACACCATAGAACAAGCGGATTTCTGAAATTTTCGGCGGTTTGTCAAGCTGTAACAGCTCCCAGTCCTTTCCAGAAATAGCGGACTTCTGATTATACCGAATCCATAAGCCCAATCTTTGAATATTATCATCGGTTTTGTCGTCGCCCAATTCGTCCCGAATGGTTCTTTCCGTGAGAATTGTTCCTAATGATGGGTTTGTTTCGTACCACAAGTCAACGTCTGAAGTATCAGACATCTGAGGAACAGACCATTCCGCCCATCCGGCAGAATCCGTTTTCCCTGTCAGGATGGATTTCCGCAGATTCAGAAAGACCGTTCCCGATGAAACGGCAGTCGGAGGAGTTCCGCACATGATAGTCTGTGGATTTGGGGAATCCGTGACGATATATTTCAGGGCGGTTTCTTGGTCGGCGGTGTATTCCTGCGCCTCGTCAATGATAAGCAAGTCATACCCTTCACCGAGTCCGCCTTTTGTGGAGCGTGTGCGGAACTGGATTTCACCGCCTGAGCCGTCCAGCATCTTGATAACTTCTGCGCCACGTTGTTTTTTTGTTTCGAAGTCGTCGCCTTCTACATAGCCAGCTTTTGCCAGTCGGTCAATGATTTTCTCCCATGCGTTGTGAGAAGTCGTCACCCTGTGAGCGGTGTAAAGCGTTTTTTCTCCGTGAGTGACCGCCCACAAAGTCCGCATGATGAGCAGTTCAGACTTGCCATTCCGTCGGGGAACAGAATAGGCAAATTTCATATGCGCCCATAATCCGGAAGAATCCACCGCCATCATATCTTCTAACAGCAATTCCTGCCACGGTTGCGCCGTTCTTCCGGATTGGTTGTAAATTTCGATTGCTTCACTGCCCTTGGAATCGGTGTAAGGCAAGACCACCGAAACCGTCGGGGTCTGCCGTCCGAGCCTGATTTCGCTCATATGCAAGCCCCTTTCTGACGTATCACAAATTTTTCCAGTCAAAAGTCAACGGCAATTCCCGATTTGACACAATTTCCGTTTCCTTGAAATCCTGTTTCATGACAAGTTTGTCCGATTTTTGGCGGTTGCACGTCATGTGAGCCAACTGCAAATTGCTGATGTCAGACGGATGACCGCCCTTTGAAACTGGGATAATGTGGTCAATGCAAGGGCTTAACGGATGGGGAAATTTGAATTTGAAGTCCACAGGCGCGCCACAAATGCCACAAATTTTCTGTGTGGCATAAATCCGCTTTTTGTTGGAGTCAAACTGCGCCCTCTGCGTGCCGTTGTGGTCGGGTCTAAGATTGAGTTTCGTCATCTTTCTGCTCCTCAAGCTTATCAATTTCTGCTTGCAATATATCACGCAAAAGCAACGTATCTCTAATCTGTCCTGAAAACGCTTTAATATTTCCTTCTCGTGTAATGAACTTTATTTCTTCATCAATTCCACTGACCGCATATTCCAGAACAGCTTTTATATCAACTTGAATCTCACTCGGTTCAAATATCTTTTCGATTAGGCGAGGCATCTGTATTACTCCAACATATTTCGGCATAATTCTAGAACAATTCTTTTCATCAATTTTCATTTCAATACCTCCTATTCTGCAAGCTTTAGGGTACTCTTTTCTCCATCAGCAAAACTGCGAAACATTAACGTCGCTTCGTCGTCATTTTCAACATTGATTTCAATCCCAACATTGCAAGAGTATAATTCTTGCATGATATAATCTTTCTGACGGCATAACTCCAAAAAATTAGTCATCTTGTCAGCATGAATGTCAGGGCTGAACGTGAAATATAATCTACCGTCTTCATCTTTTCCGGTATAAGCCTCTTCCAAATGTTCAATCTGTCGAAGTCGACTTTCCAGATATTCAAGATATTTTTTTCTTGTTACTTTCATTGATTCTACTCCTTTCAGGTATCACAAAACCGCCCTCATTTCGGAGCGGTTTCAAAGATATTTGCTTTTTCTGTCGGCTTGTGTTATAATATGGGTATGCATGGAAGGAGAAAGAAGGTGATAACAATGGAACTCACAATTTTAACCAACCAAGCAGAGGAGGTTCTCAAGGAAATTCACGAAATTTACAAAAGCAGAATCGAAAAAGGGGATAGTATCTCAAGTGCTTCCTTTTTTCGCTATAATGCCTATCAAGAAAGTGAAAAACTCTCGAAAATAGCTCCAAATGACCTCGACACGATTTTAACCGAACTGAACAAAGCAGGCTACATTAAAAAATATACAGACGGGGGATTCTATTTAAATCCGTCTGGTGTTGCGTACAGAGAAAAAGCTTTCTTGCGTTTCTTTTTAGCCGTGAAAGATATTGCACAGTTTTTCAATTTTTTCAAAAAATAATCTTTCTGTATTTTCTGCCCTAATGGTCTAAAATCTTCTGTAATCGTCAGTGACCAATCACCATCAAACTCTAGCTTGAAATAACTGACATTCTTAATTTCTTCATCATTCAGATAAAGTTTTCCGTTGCTTACATCAAGAAATAGTTTTTCGAACCTTTTCATATTTTCTCCTTTCCCCCCGTTCCCCCCTTCCGGAATGGGGTTATTTTTGTTTTCTTACTCTCAACCAGAAGCATAAGTATATTTATCAGGGAAATTATTTTCACGGATAAATTTATAAATTGTCCCGATTGTGTATGCTGTGAATGTACAAAATTTCTTAATTTCAGATTCTGGGTAAAATTCAAATGAAACATTCTCTTTATTTGCGATTTCAACCGTCACTGTCCCGATTTTTTCGCCATTACTTCGGCTATATTCATAAGTAACAAACCCATTTTCTAAAGAAATCAGCTGAAGCAAAACCATCATATTACCACCTGCTATTTTTTACAACAAACTTGTGTCAATGCTATCCGTTTCGTTAAACAATGGTATAGCACTTTCCCAATCATATTTTTGATTTGAATAATTGTGAGCAGTTTCATAATCACAGCCAGTTTTTTGAATGTACCTTAATTCCCTAAGTTCGTGATTCAAAAGAAGAATGTCAATTTCTTGTTGCTCTCCTTTCATCAATCTTTGCCAAGCTAAAGCAATATCAATACTTGGGTCAAATTTCCGAATTGTGCCGTCTTTGAATAAGTGTTCTTCTTCCATAAGGTGCTTTTTGATAGCTAAAACATTTTCATAATCAAAACCAGTATTTTCAGCAATGCTTTTCACATCAGAGTCTCCACCTTTTACACGAGCATCATAAAAACTTCTAGCCTGTTTTTCGAAATTTTCATAATACATGAAGTTTCTGTCTGTAATTTTTCCGCCTGTACTTATTCTACCACCATTCCCACCATTTGTCAAGTCACTAGAAATCAGTCTAATCCCATCCCCATCACGAACGAACCCTTGTTTCCGGAGCTGTTCCGTTTCAAAGCGTTTCGCCTGTTCCTGCGTGAATCTAGTAGGGCGAACATCTGGAAGAATCGGCTTTTCCTGCCAAGATTTCCGAGATTCCACCCATTTAGAAGTAGTCCCTCCTGCTCCGTCACTTTCACCGACAAGCCGTGAACGAGTTTTCGAACTGGTGTAAGTAATGGTACAAGTGCAGTTATCATGACGGCGGAAAACTTCTTTCAGCTCCCTGTTATAACCAGTGAACGAGCCGGAAACCTCTGCACACCATTCACAGCAATCAGCTCCGCCGGTTCTTGTGATGGTGACTTGCAATCCTGCATCATTCCGGAATTTTGCATTCTCTTGAATGAAACTGTCATGCATAGCATTGGCGACATTGGAGACGGCATTCCGGCAACGTCTTTGAATGGTGCTGTCTGGTTCTGTAGTATCATTCAAAGAACCAGCAACATTTTGAACACGCTCGGTCGGAAAACTCGGCTGAACAGGGTTCAAGCTGATACCATTTTTCTGGTCTTGACTCCTCTGAACCTGTGCAAGCTTGTGATTGATTTCATCAAAAAAATCTTTCAGGAGCTGTTGACAGAGTTCTGAACGTCCTTCATCCGGAGGAAGTTTAAGGATATGTTTCGCTAATTTTTCGCCTAGAATTTGAGACAACAACCTTGAAAGCCTTGCAGTATCGTTAAAGTCGGCTTTTTGGTCGTCAATTTTCTTTTGGATTGTCCTGTAAACAGGGTCAGTGCTTGCACGAACGTCAATTTCCTTCCGGACAATCTGATATAATTCCTGTGCAGTCAATCCGCATCACTCTCCAGACCAGTCAAAGCCCGAATATTTCTAGCACCAAGGAATCCCTCACTTGCCTGATTGATTTTTAGGATAGCGTCACCAATCCCACCGAGTGCGCTTGCATCCGGCTCAAAAATGGGCATCCATTCCGCTTGTGTTCCAGCGAATGCACTTCTTGAATAGGTGTAGTTATCCCGAAGGCAAGCCGACAAAAAGCCCACATTGAGGAAACCCGTTGCAAATGTTCGTTGTGCCTTCCGAGCCATCAGGCGCAAATTCTCATGACTTGCCTTGATAGCTTCTGAACTAGCCGGATTGTCCGTAGAAAATCCGAGGTCATCCAGAGTCAGACCAGTTTCCCCAGCGAAAACGCTAGCTAACATTTTCATCTGGTCAACGAATGGAGTCATAGACTGCCCCTGAAACTGCCCGATTGTGGGTTTGTCGTTTTCGACGTCTTTCTGTACGGCGAAAAAGCTAGAAATTGTCGCATACATTCCATTAAATTCCACATCAGGAGAAAGCCCGACAATATATTTTTGCGGAACGCTGTAAAATTCAGCGGAAACCTCTGACCTTCTCAAAGTGCGAATGACTGTCTGCGCGCAATCCATACAGCTCCGTGAAATTCTGGAGTGACCGAAAGGACGTTTTGCATCGGGACGGTTGACAATGGGAACAAGGAGCGGAAACGGAGCTTTGTGGTGCAAGGTCAGACTTTCGTCAAGAATGCCGTTTCGGTAATACTGCGTTTCGAACGGCAGAAAATACGCTTCCAAAGTGGGCTTGTTTGTCTGCGCATCCCGTTCAATGACCGCATAGCCCTCAGTTAAAAGCATGGTAACGGGGTCAATTTCGCCTGTTGCGTTTGCGCCGTCAATGACCTGTAACCGAGGAAAATTATTTTCATCCAGCTCGATAAAGATGAAACTGCAAGCCGAAATGAGGGCAGAGGATACCGCCGAATCGATAAGAATATCTTGATTATTCAGCCTGAAAATTTCATTTAGATTACCGCCGTCATGGGAGAATTCCAGAAAAGAAACTCTGTCCGCCAGTGCATCGACCGCTTTCGCACACCATCCCAAAGAGTGAGCGACATTCCGAAAGCTTGCCGGAAGCATATTGCTGATTTCCGGAACATAATTTTTCATCTCATAATATCGGTATCGTAAGTTGACACGAGTCTGCTTTTGGGTCAATTTCCGTTTGAGCCATTCCAAACCATATGGCATTTTTCTCACCTCTTTTCAATTGGGAACATTTGCCCCGAAAATTCTTAGCGTAGATTGCTTAAAACTGTTGCAATCTACACTGACGGCATGAACGGCATAAACGGCATGTGGAACTAATGTTCATGCCGTCACTTTTTCCCCTGTATATAGCCTTTTTGCTTATATGACGGCATGAACGGCATGATTTTTTAAGTTTGATGCAAAAATTTATGAAATTTGAAGACAGCGTGAAGTTTAAAAAGAGGTTTTTTGTAGTGGTAGTGTGTGGTAAAAATATATATAGAGTGAAAATTTCGTGCCGTTCGTGCCGTCATTTATTTTTTTTGTAGCAGTATAGCCGTTTTTGCGACGGCATGAACGAAAACAGAACGTGCCGTTCGTGCCGTCATACCCCCTGAAATTTGATTGCACAATGTTGTTTTTTCTTGAATTATAGCCGTTTTTTTGACGGCATGAACGAAAAAAAAGCCCGTTCCGGAAATTGATTGTCATTTCGTCACCGTCAAGAACGCTTTCCGGCTTGGTTCTTTCCTTGTCCCATGTCAACAAAGTATAAGCTTCGTTAATATCTCTTGTTTTTACAAGTTTTCGTTCGGCTGTCTTTTCCCATGGTTTAATGTAGTCGGCTAATATGGTTTTGATGTCCGATTCTGAAACAAGGTTGTAAACACCTTTTGACTTATCATACCAGAAACACCGTACTCCGTCAAAAGCATGGTCT